TTGACTTCAGCTTGTTGTCTTTGCACATCCTGCTCAAACATCTCTCTTGTAGGAACTGTTTCAACTGCCTCTCTTTGTAATCTTTCTTCTTCATCTAAAACTTGTGATAAACCAGGTCTTGCATTTCCTGATACCATATTAGAGAAGAATGTACTAACACGAGATCCTACATTACTCAGAGCTTCTCCTGCCACATTTAAGCCTACAGCACCCGCAGCTGCTACACCACCCCCAAGGGCCCCCACACCAATATTTGAAGCAATATTTGCATTCCCCTCTTCCTTCTTATCTTCAGAAGGTTTGAGCTGCACGGGTGCTACAGCCACTTTTGAGGGTGCTGCAAGAACGGGCTCTATAGGTGTATCAGGTTTTGGCTGTGTTAAAGATTTTTCGATACTTTTGAGTATCTTGTTGCTAGACTTAGCTTCTTTAACCAAAACCTTAGTATCAGCAGACATAGTACGAATATCTTTTTTGATATCCTTGATATTCTCTTCTGTAGAGGGGCCCGACTCTTGTACGTTTTTGGTGGTTTCATATGCTGCATCTAGACCCTCACCTGTTTTAGGTTTCAAGAGCGCAGCTAAGTTTTTTCTTTCCTTCATCTTCGCATCCTTCTTTGGGCGACCTGTTCTCTCATTCGTTCGTTTTCCTCACGAATGTGTTCGATTAGTAACATAAGGTAAATTTCACGTTCCCACGGCAACATATTTTCAATGTCACTCAAAGAATACTTATGATATTGCATTAAGGCAAAGTTTGTTTTATAGAAGTTTTCTAGTGAGTCTCTTGCGAGACTCAGACAAAAAAATTTGAGAGGCCCTCCACTCGCGCTGCATTTTTCGTCCCACAAGCCTCACACATCACCTCAATCTTATGTAATAGCTTAGGTATTGTTAAAAAGAAATTTTCTACTTTTTCAAACTGTTTTGAGGTCATCGATGATAAAAATTCATCTAATTCTTCTGCATCATCAACACCAATCTCGAAATACTTACCATCAGTTGTATAAATGGCTTTAATACACTTACCAATCTCACTGAAATACTTTTCGATTCCCTCATCGATTAAAGCATACAAGTTTATGTTAAACTTAGGATATTTCATTTCAACACCAACATTATCGTTTATCATAAATTTTTGAGTATGATCGTCGGACATTTCTACATCTAGTTTATCGATATCCATTTTGTAAGGTATTTTATTTTCACAATTTCTACAAGACACAATCAAATCAACTTTTTCACCTATTGACTTTGCTCTAATCTTTGCAAAAATATATTCAATATCAAAGCTAGGCACATCTCCTTTTAGTTTATTGAAGGTGCATATGTCAACAATTTCTTGAACGATGCGAGAAATTTCACTATCGCTTGCGTCTTTCATCATCAAGAGTGTCTTATGCTCTTTGACTAGAAAGGGGCGATATTTTAGTTTCTTTTTAGTTGATGGGATAATAAGTTCAAATGTGGGTATATCAAGTTTTGGTAACATTATGTTTCATCCTTTAAGCTCCAAAAAAATCACTTATTTGCCCCAGTTCCTGTTGTGAAGTTGTTGGTGTGGGTGCAGGTCTTGAATTCCAGGGGCGGGTTGCGAATTGTGATGCTGTGGTAGTAGGGTTGAAGGTTGCAGAATTAAAGTCTGAGTCGTGATATTCCCAATACCTATATGCTAAGGTTATTGGAAGAATGTGAAATCTATCTACTGCAGATTGACTTAACGATAACGCTCCCATTGAAATAGGAAAAGCTCCAACTAGTTTTATCCCATAAACAACTTTTTCTGCATTATCTAGTTGATGAATTATCACATCTCTTGCGTAACTTGATTGGTAAGCAACTGTGAATGACGATTTATTGATGACTTGATGTACCCACTCATCAAACCCCCTTTTAACAATCATGTCTTTATCACATAAAAAACTTAATGAAAGTTGTTCGCCATAGTTAATATTAGCGGGTCGTATGTACGTAGGTCCAAACAAATTTTGTTTCTTTACTTGTATAGTTGCTCCAGGTAAACTTGCCGCCTGACAAAACAATATAAACAGTTCACCATCAGCGCCGGAACCCATATTGGGGATGATGACCTGAAATCTATTTTGTCTCGCTAACCCGCGATTAGCAACTGCAGCTTGAAATTGACTTACTGAAAATGTCATTTTATTTTATCCAGTGATTCTTTCCAGATTTTTGCTGCACTAGCTTTTGCAAATCTTTCTGTTGGAAGTACAGCAGCCGATAACCAATCCTGTGCAGGTATCCTCAAAAACCTTGAACGCACTTGTGATGTGAGATACCTTCTGATACAAGGGGAGTAATACTTATCCACTTCATTTGCATTTAGAACACCATAAGAATAAAGTATCTTCTTTTCCTCGCGTGTACCATAAGTTTGTATATTTAACAAGGTGCCCATGACTTTAAACCTTAAAACGGGGGGCAGATAATGAAGATTATACCCCATAAACCCTCCCTGTATTCGTTTATATGGATACACCAAGGGGAATGTATCATAGTAAGGGAGAGTTTCTTTTGTTTTGGGATCGTAATAATACAAATAAAGCTGCCCAGGAACGATTCTATTCACTAGTAAATCATCGTTAGACATAAGATTAGTGGGTTTGAATGGTGCCGTGCCTAGGTCTTTAATGCGCTCACGATACCAATTCACCGATGCCTCTTGATCTTTGCCGGTGAAACGTAAATTTTCAAACGGATTTCTTGCTGTAGCCATTGATATTTAGCTCATCCTCGGTTAAAACAACAAACTTCCACTGCCTATCTTCACAAAATTCCTTCGCTGCCTTCCATTTCGCTTGGTTAACCCCGTAAGTAAACACCTCTTCTAGGAACTGTTTGGTAACCCTCTTAGGTTTAACCGGTTCTTGTGTGAACTTTTTAGGTTTTACTTCAACCAAATACTTCTCTACCCTACCGTTTTTGTCTTGAATCTTCATATAGAAGTCAACAAAGTAACGATGCACCTTTTTATCTACAGGAGACACATAAGGAATAACTGCGACTTCCGATCCCCACTCAAGAACTGCGGGAGTTGTGTCACACCAATTCATAAGTTTAAGCTCCCAGCTACTCCGATATATGACATTGTGATAGTCACCTCGATACTTAGCAGGATTTTTAACTCGATATTTACCTTTGTATGTCTCTTGGTACATGAATAAATAAGTAATCTACACCAAATATTTATAACGCCATGGCAACCAATAGTAACCGAATTCTCGATCAGTTTAATACACAGCAAACGATGGGTAAGTTTGCAGGTGAAGAGAATCGTAACCCAAAATCAATTTCACAGTCATCGGCGGGTCCTTACGCTATCAAAGACTTGTCATACCCTGAGGACATTTCTTCAAGAGCAGATTTACAGCACTTTATTGTTTTCTACATCAATGCTAGAGGAAAAACAAAATTTAAGCAACAAAACATAGTAGATGTTGATGTAAGTAGTGCAGGGCAAAATCGTTTAGCATCAAGCACTTTAGCAAATACCGGGCAGGTTGGTACAGCTATAGCTGCAGGAGCTGCTGCAGGTGCAGCAACAGCTGCTGCGGGTAAGTTTATAGGAAAACTTGGAGGTGCAACTGCAAATAAATTACAAATCGCCATTGAAAGAGCATCTAAAACCGCTGCATTTGCCTTGGGGGCTGCCGGCGGTGCAGGTGCTGGGGCTGTTATAGCAGGTCTGCAGCAAATGTCAGATACCTTTTCAATTTCAGAACCCATGCGAGTCACTGATGCGATTATGCTTCCTATCGACTCTATACCCTCCGTGAAATATTCAGTAAAATATAAAGACTTTGATTTCGGAATGCTTGCAGGTATATTGGGTGGATCATCTGCTATAGAAACATCTATGGGGGGAAGGATGCAAGAGGCGGCGCTCGCAGGATTGGCCTCTATTGGCAGTATTGCAAGTTCTGCAGGATTAAAATTGGGAGAAGTTGCAACACAAGGTATTAAGTTAGCGGCAAAAGTCGCCACCAACCCGTTTAAAGAAGTAATGTTTGAAGCTATTGACTTTCGAACATTTTCCTTTAAGTATACCTTTCTTCCCAAAAGCGAATCTGAAGTTCATAATGTACGAAGAATAATTGACCTGTTTAAGTTTCATATGCATCCCGAATTATCGGATGGGGGTTTGTTTTATGTGTATCCTTCTGAGTTTGAAATGCAATACTACTTTAGAGGTGAAGAAAACACATTTCTGCATAAAATTAGCACATGTGTTTTAACTGATATGCAAGTAGATTACGGGAGTCAGTTTTTCTCTTCTTTTGATGACGGTGCACCTACAGAAATTATTTTGAGTCTTACTTTCAAAGAAATTGAACTTCTAACTAAAGAGAGAATTGTTAAGGGTTATTGATATGACATATTTTTCTAAACTACCCCTAATACCTTATTCTGTAGACTCGGGGAGAACATTTAAGGTTGTTTCTGATATACTTCGTAGAGTATCAGTTAATCAACAAACTAAAGAGAACTATGCCATCTATGAGGAATACACTATTCAAGATGGAGAGACGCCAGAGTCGGTATCATTTAAGTTGTATGGCGACCCCCAATACCATTGGGTGGTCATGTTGCTAAATGATATTATTGATCCTCGATATGATTGGCCTTTAACTGACACACAATTGTTTGATTTCGTAGACACAAAATATAGCGGAAATATATCGGGGGTAAAATATCACACACTGTCAGCAGATGATGATACAGTGGTAGACAGCACACAACTGACTATTAACAGGGAGGTTGATGAGTTTGGTACAGGTATTGTTGTTGGAACAGAATTGACATACCCTAGCGCCTATCCTATCACTAATTTAGCGTATGAAAGCAAACTTAATGAAGAAAAACGAACTATTAGAGTTTTGAGACCTAAACTTTTATCAGCTTTCGTTTCTGAGTTTGAGGCGTTAATCAATGGATAGTATGGTAAAATTAACCTACCCAGGTCAGGTAGATCTTGAATACTTAAAATTAATATCATCAAACGGAATCGTAGTTGACCTCAATGACTATTTAATTGAGCTGAATCTTTACGAAGATATCTTCTCAAACTTTTTACATGGTCAGATCATGCTATCTGACTCAAACAACTTATTATCTAGACTTCCCATAATTGGAGAAGAGTTTCTTGTCATGAGTTTTGGAACTCCACAACTGAATTCATATTTCAGAAAGTATTTTAAGGTTTATTCTGTAACAGATCAAAAGACGATTACAGACAATAGTACTCAAACATATATTATACACTTTATGTCCCTTGAAGGAATATATGATTCTAACTTGTCTATCTTTGAACCTTATTCAGGTTTAGTATCAGATGTGGCGCAAAGAATCTATACATCATATCTTGCAACCTCAAGCTATGTTAAGTTTGTAGAGGATGACATTATTCCTGATGAAGAAACACAAACACCTTTTCTGTTTACTGAAACACAGAATAAAATTAAGTTTATTAGCCCGGGCTGGTCACCCTCAAAATGTTTGAATTGGTTATGCTCAAAAGCTATTCCACAAGAGGGAAATGCATGTGACTATCTATTTTGGGAGAGTACAAAAGGATTCTTCTTTGGTAGTATAGAAGATATCTTACGTGATTCAGAAAACAGCAATAAAATTGCAGGCTCATATTTTTATGTGCCTACGGGTACCCTTGACTCAAATGATTTATTTCAAAAATTATTCTTGGCGCAGAGCTTTGAGGTTGTAAGTTTAGTTGATAATCTTAATAACTCAACTAATGGGTTTTATGCAAATAAGGTAATTGCATACGATCCTGTGACAAAAGCGTATGAAACCAAAGAATTTGATTACCCTTCTAGCTATGACACATTCAAACATACTGAGGGTAATCTTAGTGTACCAAACTTCTCTCTGAACGCTTACAGGAATCCGTCTACTTATACAAAGATATATCCTGCTAACTCAAAGTTGTTTTCTGATGTACAAGATAACTACCCCACTAGAGTAAAAGACATATTTGGC